CTCCTCTTAAGCGATATACTACGCTAGGATTTAAGGGGGGGGGGTATTACACTTCCGCAATGGTAACAATAAAAAGTCCATCCACTACTTCAGCCTTCAATAAATAGTCATACAGACTCATCTCTTTACCAAATTTAAAGGAAAGGTCAAACAAGCCTAAGCGATTCATGACCAATCTCACATCGTCATCATCATACTCACACAATAGTGTAAGAACTGATTTGAATACTTTCAGGATACTTTCAGTGTGTTTAATTTGTTTGATTGGATCTTTTGATACATAGGCTGTTGCAAACAATTGAACCGCAGTTACATCATCATTTTGACAATAGCAAGTCTGGAAAACATCCTCAGAATGTTTTAATACGAAACTACTTTTATCTTGATGAATTACTTTCACGTTCATACTATTAATAAACTCAATTCGCTTCATACTACCACCTTTCTTGCGTTATCTTTTTCTTAGGTTTAAAACGATGTTGTTTACGCTCTTCAATAATTTCATGAGCTTCAAATGAGAGACTGACAAGGTTATCTAAATCCAAACACAGTTCTGGACATTTTCGAATCGGAATAATGTGATGAACAGTATTCGCCCTACGAACTTCTAATTGCTTTGGTCTGTGTTTGTCATCATGCCATTTGCCTATAAAAAATTGACACACATGTTTATCTCGCATTAAAGCTTTTTCACGAGCAATATCCCAGTCTGTAGATTTATAGAACGCATTAACATTCCCTTTTGAAATTTCTCTAACCCAGTCTTTAGGTTCACTTCGACGTGCTCTTCGTTTCTTCATTTCACTTCACCTTAATTTCTACAAAATTATTTCGACACTGTTCCACAGAAACAATCAAGGTTTCACCCTTTCGAAAACACAGAAGATGATTTCGTGTCACTTTAAAAGGTCTGACTACATCACCTAAATTCAGTTGAACTTTGTACGCAGACTTCGTACACATTACAATCGTTGGTCTTATACATTTTAGAATCATGCTTTCTCCTTTCAAGAAAAAAAGACACCTTTTCAAGTGTCTTTCCAAAAGAAGGATAACAGCGCATATATGTGAGACATCAAGATTCACATTACCATATTAACATGTAAAATGTACTGACAGTGTCGGAGTTAGAGGTCATACTCTTTTAGGACTTCTGATAACTCTTTGTCGATTAAATAAATCATTCCTGTTCTCGAATAGTTATAACTTTCAGCAACTTTCGACTGAGATTCTTTAAGTACATAGATGCGAATAAGCATATCTTTGACATTAGGAGAACATTTATCTAAGACTTCTTCAACGTCTAAAATCCGCGTTCTCCATTTTTTAATTTCACGGTTCAAAATCTCTTCTTTATGCATGAGATCTAATTTGGGTATCAAAGACCATTTAACCTTTACATCTCCTGACTTTGAATAATCTACACCACTTATTTCGTAGAGCATCGTGCAGACTTGTTCTAACTTTAAATTAAGATTAATTATTCTTAAACAGTAGTAATTTACCGATTCTAATTCATTTTTTAAAAAAATTCTTGAGTTTGATTCATTACTTTTAGATGACATTTTATTATTAATTCTCCTTTGTAATTTTTGCTAATCTCAAACCTTAATATAGTAATACAAATTTAGTACATCACTAGGCATTAATTGCATTGAGAGTATATATGTCGTATTATGAAATTAATGTTACTAAAGAAAGGATGAGTAGATAGATGAAATTAAACCACGATTGTGTTCGAAGTGTATTATTATATTTAGAAGAAGAAATGGGTTTAAGGTCTGTGTTATTCGCAAGCGAAATTGAACTAGAGGAATACGAAATGAATGATATTCTCTATACTGTAGAAAAACTAAGTGAAGCAGGGTTTCTAAATTGTATTTCTGCATCTGATCTTAATAGAACGGATTATTCGATAAGATCAATCACATGGATTGGACATCAATTCTTAGATAATATTAGGGATGAAAATGTTTTCAAAGAGGTAAAGACAACTGTTTTTGAAAAAGTTGGTTCAGCATCTCTTTTAATTTTATCTGAATTAACTCGTGAATTTATTATGAAAAAATTAGGTTTATAAATATCTGTTTTTGTATCATTATTTTTTATATTATGAAAGAGGATGGTTAAATGCCAAATGTAATTGATCTTCTAGAATTTTTAGGTGCTCCAACTACAATTCTAAAATATGTAGCTCTATTTTTTTTATTATGGTTAGGTTATAAATATCTCAGTCAATTTATAAAAAATAAGAAAATTATTGACGTGGTAGTCATAGATGAAATTGCACTAATATACAGAACGCCTGATAAAAGACCTTTCCCGCATGCTCTATTTAAACTTAAGATATCTAATTTAACGAACGAACCGATTTCAATTTCTGATATAGAGTTTAAATCCGATACAAATTTATATAAAAAATCAACACCTCTAAACCGTATAGATAATATTTTTATTGGAATTCCTGTCGACGATCATTCTCGAGATTTTAATTTACCTAGCCCAAGTTGCATTAAAATTACAGAAGAGTTTTGCAATAATCTTTGGTTAAACAAAAAAGAGTCAAGAACTGTACATGTTTACTTTTATAACTTTCCTAAAATACCTACCAATGAAACAATTACCCTTCTATTTGTTATAAATAATAAAAAAATTCCGAAGGATATTAAAATTATACAAGGTATGAAACCGAACGCATATTTAGGTTGAATTTAACCAAGATAACCTGTATGTTATTTTAATTTTTGAAACACTCAAAATACGTTATTTTAAAGGCGTATAATGAGTGTTTTTTATTTTGATACTTTTTGTAATTTTGCACACTCACTTTTATGCATCTTCTAGCATTATATTCCCTCTATTCTCTAATTTTTGCCGAGCATGATTTGCCCATTTCTCAACTGCGTTCATTACTTCATCTGGTGCGATTTTATTATGTTTACCTCTACACTGAACAACTGTATTACGATTAAATTCGAGTGTGTACAAAGGTTTTTCTTTTTGATTTTTTTCTCGAATAAATACAACTGTGGTTTTACCCTTTGCATGATTATTTATATACATTGCCCCGCCTACACAATGGTGCAACATTTTTCCCTCTAAAATTAAATCATTAGCACTTTTAGGAATCAAAAAACTGTAATCATCAATCACTTCCTCCAGATGCTTTAGTTCTTTAAATCTTTCCTCGAATTCTTTCAATTCTACATCTCGTTTTCGCCGATTCAATAATTCAACTGCCTTATCATGCGCATTGCATAAATTGCTTGGCAGCAGCACATTGGTTCCTTCAAGTGGAATATTAAGTTCTTTCATTAGATCAAGATAATCGAAATAAGTCTTTAAATCAATTTTGTATTTCAAAACCCAATTTTGAAACTTAGTAATTCCAATTCTTTTGGGAACACGTTTGATATCGTGGTAATTCATATACTTATGGATTCCAGGAACAACAGTTCCCCCTTTGTTTAATATCCTTCGATTTAACTCAAACTCTTTAAAGGACACGTTTGAGTCTCTGAGTAAATGTTTGTTTTTCTTTAACCATTTTCGGTTAATGGTTCTCATATCTACATTGATGTTATTCAAGACTTCATGCGAAATTATCTTGGCATTTATTTTTTGTAAAAATTCAATTTCACGTCTAAATCTATACACATGACTTAATTGACATCGATTGATTAGGTTTTTACCAAAACGAATATACTTGAGTTCCGATATTGTTCGAATACGTTTTTCCCAATCATTGTCATAAAAATGTGTTAGATAATAAGGTCCCCCCATGATACCGTAGATGTTTGATAACCCATATACAAATTGATTAAACTGTTGAGTAACTTTAATGTGATGATTGTCCTCAAATATCTCAATATTCGTTAATTTTCGTTCTAAGAATTCATTACCTTTCTTTATAACTAACCAATAGCCATACGATTGAATTTCTATTCTCTTTGTTGTGACCAATACAATTGCAAACGAGTAAAACTTGCAAGGAAAGGATAAACAAGAATTTTTAGTAAGTCGCTTTGAGACAATTATCGAAGAATTTCTCGTTGTAGAAATGATTTGCTTCTGTTTGTTCTTCCACTCATATACAGGTATTTGTGATTCACACCAATCAAAAAAATGCTTTGGTGGTTTTAATTTACGAGTAACATAATCCTCTGGTTTCATAGATCAAAAATAGATAGTTGTACTTCGTCAGAAGTATCATTCTTTCTTTTCATTGCATTGCGTCTTTTACGTTTCTCATCATTGTCTACTTTTTGCTTAGTATTAGTTTTTACAATGACGTTTTCTTTTGAAACATTTGTGGAAGATAGCATAAAGTATTCTTTAACCCAACTAAATACAGCTTCATCAGTAGCAATTCCGTAATTGCCACTTCTTTTAACTTTCGAGGCACAGTATGATAATGCTTCTGCTAAATTTTTGTCCTTCTGAAGTATCCCTGTAAATAATTCAGTATCGTTTTGAGCTGAAATCCAATTATGAATCTTGTCAATAGCATCGTTATTCGAGCGGTTTACTTCTTCGAGCAATTTGTTGAGTGCTTGCTCTTTGATTTTATTCATGACACTTCCTCCTCGAATTTCTTGAAAAAGTCACCGATGCCCATATGCGAGGAATAGATTTTGCTAATTTCATAATTGATAATGATGTCCTTCCCTACCATTACCCCCACAACTCTAATCAAATCTCCTTGATTTAGCCACTTTCCGTTCAGATATTGGCTCTTTTTTAATCTCCAAGTGGTATTTACCCTTGGAACACAAATCACGCCGCTATAGCGATTTATGAGCGTCTGAATTTCTTTCAAGTATATACTCTTGTTCTTGCTTGATTTTGATTTTTGATATCGCTGCACAAGCGAGATCAGCAATTCATAATCTAGATGGGCTTGTTTTAAAAATTTATATGATGTCACACTCATTCTCCTTCTCTTTTTGACTATTTACATTTCGTCGATGAATCAAATCCCTAATGTTACGTTTTACCTGATCTACATTTTTTTCGATTTTGTAATCGTTTGAGTAAGTCGGCTGTTTGATTTCGAAAGCTTGCAATCTTTTAGACGACAGTGATTTATCACAATTTTTGAAATCTTTAATTTCATCCTCCCACCGCTCACCATTCAAATATGTTGTTGGTAACGGAATGTATTTTCCATCAGCTTTCTTCCAATCTTGACAGTTTACTCTTTTCTCCAAATCTGAAATAATCGTTTGCGCAAGTTCTGGCTTTTTTTGAATAATCTGAATTAACTTTGTTTTAGCCTTTTTCTTGTCTTGGCGTTTTGGATAAAGCTTCCAAAACATTTCAAAAACTTCATGGGGACTATAGGGGTTATTATTAATCTTGTAATATTCATTACTTGTATTATTATCTACGACAATTTTGCGGATAGGGGTATCCTCAGATTTGCGGGTACCCTCCCCGCATTTTTGCGGATAGGTATCTGCAATTTTGCCTATAGGATCATGTGTCATTATTTCAACTTGTATGACACGTTTATCAATTTCTTTTGAGTTCTCTTTATACACAATTTGAATGCTGATATAACCTAATTTAGCAAGTTTATTGATACGTCTCGATATCGTATCTTTTGAGACATTATAAAGACTTGCGAAATACTGGTTCGATGCCCAACATTGACCGTTCTTTTGGGTGAGTGCTGTAATTTCAGAGTATAAGATCTTATCACTATCACTAAGTCGTGTATCATAGCGAACATGTGCTGGAATTATAGAGTAAAAGTTTGGGTGTTCGATATTCATAATGATGTCTCCTTCTTTAATTTCATTACTTTAAATCTGCCATTCATAATTTTTACATTTTGATTTACGCTCCAAATTAAACGATTTATTTCAATTCCCGTTTTTTCAGAAATCTCGTGAAACGTTCCTTTACAGATAATTTTTTGATCAATTATGTCATAAATTAAATACAATCTTATCGCTCCTTCTTTAAGTTTTTATAGTGAATAGTTAGCACAGAATATCGTCTCAAATGCACCAGATAACCTGTATATTATTTACGTTTTTAAAAATACTGTTATACTATCTGTATAGTAGCTATTGTGCACTTTTTAAAAATTCATAGTTTTTTATATTTTCTCAAATGAATGTTGACATATATTTTATACGGTGGTAGAATGTTCGTACATTAGCTCTTGCGTTCACTTGTGGAACCTTTAGCGCAAAGAACTCTCAGCCACCGGTTGAGGGTTTTTTGTTTAGGAGGTAGTCCGTGAAGGAATTCAATAGCATTGACGAACAAATTTCTTTGTTAGAATCACGAGGCATGAAGTTTAGAGATAAAGAACTTGCGTCTAGATTTTTACTAAGAAAGAACTATTACAACACCGCTAATGTATACGGGAAATATCTTGTCGTTGAGAAGGGATCTGTTATCTTTAAAGAAAATTCCAATTTCGACGATATATGCGCTATGTACGACTTTGAAAAAAAATTAAGAGACCTCGCATTTATCATGATAATGACTATTGAGGCAAATGTTAGCTCAACGATTGCACATCTTTTTTGCGCAAAGTATAAAAATGAAAATGCGTACTTAGAAATCAATAATTTTTGCCCAACATGCAAGAATAAAAATCTTTCAAATTGGACCTATATGCTTGGGCAAATAAGTAAAATCATCTCCGGTGCGGAAAAATCATACAAAAAGAATAAAATCAAAAACTCAATTCATCATCATTTAGTAGAACATGGTTCTGTTCCTCTATGGGTTTTAATTAATCAATTTACATTTGGAAATATCATCGCATTTTATAGACTATTGGATCAAAATCTAAAACAAGAAATTGCGCAATCATTTGAGAGTATGTTAACGATCTCATATGATAAGAAGGTTCACTTAACACCCAGTGAAATTCAAACTTACTTGAATCTTATATCAGATTTGAGAAATAAAATTGCGCATGATTCTTGTCTCTCCGTTTACAGAACTCCGCTTGGTCAACATCCAAAGTTAAATGAGTTGAATATTAATGAATATGTTGGAGAAAATGAACAAAGAGTTAAATTCTATGATGTCATTTTGATATGTAGATTTTTCATCAGCAAAAATGCTCATTATTCATTAATTGATGATATCATCACCGAAATCCAGAAACTCGAGGACCGACTCCAGGACAAGAGTGTAATGACGCAGTTAATGTTTGATTTGGGTTTCAATTTTTACACTTGATTATCTAATTTCTTCCATCGATTTCAGATAGTCCTCGAGTGTCCCTCTTGTATATACTCGTGTCGTTTCTACACTAGAGTGTCCTAGAATATCACTTAATTGAGCGAGTTTAAGCTCGCCTTTTTTATTTACAAAGTTGAATCCGAAATAATGTCTAAAGGCATGAGGATTCACTTTTTTCTTATTGATTTTGCATAACCCTGCAATCATTTTTAAACCATCATAAATTTGCCTGTAATTAAGATTAACAACCTCTTTGACATCTTTATCAAGTGTCTTAACAAATGCTCTTATTTCGCGGCCTAACGGCCCTGGTAATGGAACTTTTCGTATCTTACCCTTATTATCAACAGATACATATTTGTTTTGAACTGCAGTAATCGTAAAGCTCGATAGTTCATTAACTCGAACTCCGGTTTCTCCCATAATTCGAATAGCAAAATATAAGTTCATATCTCCTAATGATTTTGCCTTCATCCACATTCTTTTGAACTCATGATCGTAGATACGATGCGCCAATGTATTATCACCTTGACCTATCACTTTGGTAATTTTCAAAATACCTAAATCACAATAAAATAAGAAACGATTAACGGATGTTATGTAGGAATTTATTGTTGACACTTTCTCATATTCATCCAACAAATCTTGCTTAAAACAAATGAGATCATCTTTCGTTAAATATGAATCATCTGAAGTATATCGATCAATGAGTCGCCTTGCTCCCCTTAAATAAACTTTCTTTGTGCTTTCCGAAAACTCATGTTCATGCAAGCTCTTGGGATATTCCAAGTAGTATTCTTCAAGGTCTGATCGATACAATGTAGGAATCTCTTCAAGTTCTTTTTGAATCGCTTCAAGTTGAGTTTGTAAAAAGGCTCGTTTTGAATTCTGATTTAAGTTTTTTGCCTTTTTGGGCATTTTACCTCCCCTTTCAATTATTGTGAAATTAAGTTCTCTCTGTTTCATAAACTTTTGACACATCATTTCGTTAGACTGCTACGGTATAGTAGGAAGGAGGGATTAAGTGGGATTTTATCTATACAACAAAAATAAAACGGACGGTGTTTACCATGAAGTCCATGTTATCACCTGCAATCATTTGCCTGACAAGATAAATCAGGTTTCACTGGGCGTATTTAGTAATTGTCATGATGCGATTAGAAAGGCACAAAGAATGACCGATAATCGTGATTTTGATGGATGCAAGTACTGCTGCGGAAATTGTCACAACGGATAAAATATTAAGAACAGCGTGTTTTAGTCTAGCGTTGTTCTTTTTTAAGTTCTTCGTTGTAAATCTCCATAAATTTTTGAAAGTCATCATCACCACATTGACAGTAACGTTGCCTTATTGCCTTTATATCCATGCCGTATACTTCGCAATATTCGATTAGTAGTGAATTTAAGGCTTCCAAGCCTGACTTTTGCGAATCATAAAAGCAATACTCTGATCCACACTTAATCCCTCCTGGATTGTTATATTCAAGCCATAATTGGCTTGTACCATTTCCTGTTTCAATTCGCCATGTTGCATTTACGAACGCAACAAATTTAGGATCTCTTCATTCAGGTTCACTCGTAGTCGAACTCTCTAATAATATGCTTTGATTGTTCTTCATTATTTCAATTTCTTTAACCATGTTTGTTTGCTCTTCCACTAAATTATTCGATCTAATTTTAATGTCATTAATCAAGCTACGATTCTCTGCCACTAATACAAGCGTAAAAATTGAAAGCATTAATAGAACAATGATGACAAGCATTGTTATGCCACAAAAAATTCGTTTTAATCTATACATTTTTACTTAAGAAGACCTCCTTAATCATTGCTTAATTTCTCTCAATAACGGGTAGAATATCTTTTTCCTTTAGTAACTCATACAAGAAAAGCCGCCCCTTTTGCGTCCATTTCGTATTCATAACTGTTTTTTCCAAATTAAAAGCATCTTCAATAAGAATTGTTTCCGAATGGGTGTATCCCTTGCCTTGATGCTGCTTATACAATAGCCATTGATCCGATTGTTTGTATTGAACTCCATTCTCATGGAGTAATTTATTCATTGCCTGACCACTCATTCCATAATCTTTAGCAATCTGGGTAATTGTTACCAAAGATTTAGATTTCAAGATTTTATCTGTATAATCGGCCTTTGGCTTCAATTCTCCGATTATTTGGTTTTTAATCTCCAGTTCTTTTTGCTGTTGAGCGGCTAGTGCTAATGCATCAGAGAATGATCTAGGTATCTCATATTTCCCGTATAAACGAATTTCTTTAAGGATTATCTTTACCTGTTTTTTAAATTCTTTAGCAATAGGCTTTCGAGATTGCATCAATACTTCATATAGGCCATCTTCCGTTAAAAACCACATTTCTCTTCTTTGACCTGAATGCGATATTGTCGCTCTTAGCTTCTCGTTATTAGATACTAATGAGACTAATTCTGAAGGTTTATTGTGATTCAACCACATGGCTATATCTTTGGCCAAAAATAAAGGATTATATAAATTTCCATAAATCTTAAATGAATTATTAAAAATTTTAGTTTCTTTAATTATTTGAAGTTCATTCATAAAGTTGCTCCTTTACTCAGATTTTTTTTCAAGAGATTCTAACCTCATGTTTATTTGTTCAATTTCATTTTCTGAAAAATTAAAATCATTCTTTAATTGCTCGAGCACCCAATCCTTGGGTAATGTTCGTGAATCAATAGATTTGAACCCTTCGGATTTTAATCGATTTCTATATTCTTTCATTAAACGATAAGTACTATTCATCGTTGAATGTTCTGAGTATATTACCTGCTTCAAATCCGAAGCACATATTGAAATTTTCATCATCCCTCCTATTTCGGTTGTTAACCGACAAACAAATCAAAAAAATTTAAAATAGTATTTTTTTACTCGAAATTTCGATTCCTAACTCTGACTCTACCTGATCTAGAATGAATTGTACCTCGAGAGACTTCCAATCAACTTTTTTTGACAGTCTCTGGTCAATAGCAGATTTCGATAAATTTAGACGACGAGCAGTTTCATTACGGGTCCACCCTAGTAAACCAAGTATTCTACTCATTTCTATTTTTTTCGAATTCACTAATCATCCCCCTCCTGTTCCGTTTATAACCGAATATTACCACCATTTAAGTCGGTTGTCAACGTACTATTTGAGTGTATATTGCGCGAAAGGTATACTTTTCTTTTGCAATTGTACGTTAATAACGTATAATTGAATTATTAAGGAGGTGCATTATGAGAGTATTGACAAAAGAATTTGAGCATAAATACAATGCTAATCTTGGAAACCTTCTGAGGGAAGCAAGGAAAGCAAAAGGTCTAACACTTGAACAAGTTGCTGAAATAACAGATAGAAAAAAATCATCAATATCTGATAACGAACGTGGAAAAAATTCAACGCCTATATTAGTACTTTTTGCTTACTGTGACATCTATGGAATTGATGCTGATGAAATAATGAAGAAGGCATTTGATTTAACAAAATAATTATTCTTATAAAATCGGAGGGGTAATAATGGGAGTTTATAAGAACAATATTACAAAAAAATGGGAATGGGTTTATCGAGATAAAAATGGTAAACAAATTAGACGAAAAAGTATCCATTGGACAACGAAGGCTAAAGCTCGTGAACACTTCGAATCATTTTTACAAGAAATTAACAAGAATGATGATAATTATGTTGAAACGGTAACATTAAATCATGTGGTAGAAGAATATCTAAACAATATTTCTTTGTCGAAAAAGAAATCAACAATCTTAAGATCACAACAAACCATCAGTAGACACATATTACCTTACTTTGGGAACACAAACATTGAACACATTACAGTTCGTGACATCCAACGGTGGCAAAATAATCTGCTAAAAAAGAGAGTTCGTGGTAAAAAAGATGGTCCTTTTTTCAGAAATAAGTATCTTGAAAACATTCAAACACAATTTAAATCTGTATTAAATTTCGCACGAATATACGGATACATAGAAACTAATCCGTTTGAAAAAATACCGATAGCGTTACGAAGAGAGTATGAAGAAAAGAAAAAAATGACAATTCTAACTAAATCTCAATTTGATACATTTATGAGAGTTGTTGACAATCCAATCGATTATGCAATATATAGTGTTTTATATTGGTGTGGACTTCGTTCAGGAGAATTACTAGCTTTAAAAATCAAAGACTATGACAAAATAAAAAAGACACTACATATTCGGACTAATTATGATACCAAGAATAGAATTATTACACATACAAAAAATGATCATGAAAGGATTATTAAAATACCAGATGTATGTGTAGCAGCACTTAATAGAGTACTGAAAGAATATCCTAATACTAGTGAAAAATATTTCTTATTTGGTTATCATCATGTAATACCAAAATCTACACTAGATAACCGCAAGATAGCGTACTGGAATAAAGTTAATCCTGAAGCCGCTCAGGAAATTGAAGCATTAGGTATTTCAAGAAATAGTTATGAAGGTCATTTAAATGTCCCATGGTTCACATTTCACGAATTAAGACATACTCATGTTTCAACACTTATTGACATTGGGTGGGAAGCCAAGGATATTGCTGATAGACTTGGCCATAGCGTCCATGAGGTAAACGAAACATACGGTCATTTATTCCCTCAAAGAAAAGACGAGATGTTTCAAAAATTAAACGATCTATAATTTTTGGTAACTTTTTGGTAACCTTTTGGTAACCTTAAACATTTAAACACGAAAAAACCCACTTAATAGTGGGTTTAAATTTTAAATGGTGCCCGAGGACGGTTTTAATTAATTAAATCATGTATAGAAACTACTTTGGTTTAAACTAATAAATATCCACTTGAAAGAGTATATTCTAAAACTCATTAAGATTGGCGCAAGTATTGTTATAATAATTCCTAGTTTTTATATATTTTTTTGGTAACCTTGCATCATCATTTTGTGAAACATATGCTACTTAATTAAAATACCATCTTAGTACTATTTTAACAGTAAAATAAGATTGCTAATTATACTTACCTATAATTTCGGTACCTGATAAAAAGTAAAGTACCAACAGGTAATTATCTATTAATGGCTATTTATAGTTTATCATTGTAATGATATAGTGAATTCTTACCCCTGTGTATAATCCAATACAATAGAAGAAACAGCATAAAAATTATGGAGCTTAATAGCACAGCAATGAGGAGAAAAAATCATAATCGAGAGCTGATTTTACTGTTTGATGCAAAACTTGTATACAAAACATTAAGCAGTATCACTCATAGTAGTATTTAACATCGATAAGTGTCGAGAATTTATCAACAAATAAATAGATAATCCTAATTTACATTTTAAGTTAAGCGTACATTAAGTAATAAAAAGACGCTCTATGACAATGTGGTAGAGAAAATCAACTTTCAAAATTAGATTTTAAACACAGATATCAGAAATATCAAAAAAATTCAATATCAAATGCGTAAAAGAACTGTGGATAGAATTAGGTAGACACACATGGCGGTATAAGAATAAACGACTATAGTCGTCATTCAGTATAATATCTAAAAAATAAAGTGCACGGAGTAAATATCAATGCTTTGCTATTAACCTATGTAGTGCAATTTCTCATACATTTTTAGTATGAATTTTTAAAAATGCTTAAATTCTCAGTTTTGAAACTTACAGACTCTAGTTCATTTATATCATCCCATTGAAAAAAACCCATTCTATTTTCAAGAATAAATCTACCTAAAATGTTATAGACTGGTGCATGATCATTCTTAACATTTTTTAGAGATTGTCGAGTAATTTCTTTTATACGGCTCTTGTTTGCCGAATCAAGTCGAGGAAAATTATAAAAGATTAAAATGTACCAGAATTCTTTATATAATAATGCCGATTTTTTAATAATTATTCTATCTAAACTCACTCTGATTTTTTCATTTACACTATCGGCCATCGCGGATTCAAGGGAAGATTTGCTGTAGTATAAGTACAAGTGTGCAATCAAGATTGGATTCTCGCTTTTCATGATATCTTCACACATTTTTTTTTCAAACTCAATCGGAAATTGAATATTCAATTGAGCTAATACCAAAATTAAGTTTTGTATATCTGAGTAATCGTACAATTCTAATGTTTCAAAATACTTGTTTACAATTCCCTGAATGCCTGAAGAGTTTATCATCGGTTCAATTTCATCTATACGATTAAGTATTGAGATAAGTTTAGAAGTAGAATTGAAACTTAAATCAAACTGATGTAAATAAAAGACGAAATCGATATATTCGAAGATACGATTATTGGGGAAATTTTCAAGAATATCTGGTTTTTTTTGTGCTTCTAAAAACTTATTATCAATTATTGTTAGCGCATATCGAGTTATTTTTTGTTTTTTATCATTATTTTTGCTAATTAAGTTTAAAAAGTGAGTTTTAAGATGTGAAATACGGTTATTTAATGGCTTCTTAATATGTATATTTTTACCGAATTCATCTAATTCAAATAATTCTAGTAACTTATTTTTAAAAACATCAATCTCGCTAAACCATAAGTTCTGCTCACTTGGCAGTTTGTAAATCTTACTTTTGTTGTTATTTAAAGTCAAGTTGAATTGCTGAGATTTCATCTGTACAACACTAATTATCTTATTTATTAATTCCTCATTAGTTGCAAACAAGTAGAAGTCATCGACATATCTATATAACAAATAGTCATTTGAATATTCTATCCCCATATTGTCCAACTCATGGTAAATCAACTCATCGATTTGTTGTAAAAGTAGTTCAGCTATCATTCTCGAAAACTCGGCCCCTACAATAATACCATTAGTTTGTTTTCCGTTAATATTCTGACAAATAGTATCTAGGCTTTTAAATAGGTGTGAATTATTAAATTTCTTGGATTCTTCGAGATTATTGGTCATGAACCATTTATAGCTATGAGAGTAAATAGAGTCGAAACACTTTGCAAAGTCAAATAAAGCAAGGTACGAATATTTAAGTCCATTACTAAACCACTCAGTAGATCTTTGAAAGTCAATTAACGAGTTATATGGTCCTACATTAAAATAGTCACCTCTTTGTTCCAATACTATGGCTCTTTTCTTTCCACTAGTATATGTAGTAAGTCCATTATTAGTATGTCTGTGATAAAGATTATTGTTTTTCTCTGATTTTCTGATACTATATTTCGATTTACCTAGATTACTAAGAATGTTATTTTCATAGAGGTCTATAAAGAAAAATGCATTCAATGCTCCTAAAGGATTCATTATTGATATCGTTCTATATTGTCCGTCGTTTTTTGCGACACTATATTTTAATGGAACTGAAGATAGCCCCTCAAACAATAAATTTCCTTTTATATAACATTTTCGATTGATGTTTCTTTGTTTTTCTATTTCTTTCATTATACTTTTGTTTTTTATAATATAATTATAAAAATGGCTATGAGTATAACGGATAGATAGCTCGTTTGGTAGACAGTCTGTAAGTATATAATCTACTGGATTTCTCAACATATTTTTTGACATAAGTGACTCCTTTATATATAATACTTTTAATGCAATTCAGTAAGACACGATTGATTTCTTTTTCGAACTATTCGAAATATTGCAGAGTTATCGAAGTCATCAACATCTTGAGGTGTCTCTCGTTTTAAGATTTTGACCTAGATATACACATCAGCGGAAGATTGAATTCTTAATAAAGTATAAATTTAATACTTCTTTAGGTCTTTGGTTGACTAGAAAATAATGAGCTGATTTATCAGCTCAGAGTTTCCGACAGATCATATTAGCAAAAACTATGTTGATCTGTTTTTTAGTATCCTAATTTTAAGTTAATTAAATACTCTGTTAGTATTTCATCGTAACTTCTATTTAATGTTTTAATACCAAAACATTCTGCTCTACTTTTTAAATCCGAATATGACATACCAATAGTTTGATGATATATAATTGCCGAGTTACTTGCCATAGAGTATCTCAAATCATATTTCTGAGAACAAAGATAGCTTTCCATTTTCAAATCAAGTTCCTTATTAATTTCCCAAAAAAAATTCTTCAAAAATAAGTCAGTTTCTGGAATAATCAACTCAGATTTCAATTTTCCATTTGATATGTAGTATGGCAAATTTCCGTAATTGAAAGTAATACCTTTATTAATCCATAAACTCGAATTATTACTGCCTCTATTATAAACAACTCTTCTTGAGAGATTATATGTTAAAGTTTTCAAATTATTTCCATATTTACTCTGTGCCGCATATATTTCCAAATATTTTCTTTTTATTTTTTTTTGTTTAGATTCTGTTATTCCGTATTTTATATTAGTGGTGCTATTATCTGCGAGGATTTCAATATTAAATTGATATCCCAAAAATGAAATATTTGTAGGAACTAAATTTCTTCTATGAACAAGAGACTCTTTCCCTGGTTTTTTATTTAATTTGACTCTGTTTAAATCTGAGTACTTTAAATCATCTCTGTAATAAACTAAATCAATTGCTCTTTGTACATTTTGATTAATGAGTGACTTTGGAAAGTGATTTTTTAAAATTATAATACCATCATCTATAAACCTCGAGTAGAAAATAATATTCTCTTTTCCAAAAATAGTAATCAATTTTTCGTCAAACTTAGAGCCTAACAATTCAGACACCGCATTTGATATACTATTACCTACAGGAAGGTAATCGAAGACGTCACTAAAAAGCATAAACCATTGTAGTTGAGTGGCATTCAAACCATTTTCTAACTTTATGTATTCAATTGCGTAACCTGTATGTATACTTGAAAAGTACTTTTTGAAATCAAATCTATATATAGTATAGTCATCCAAATTTTTCAACGCTTTCATACTGTCAATTAAATTTTTTATAATTAAATTTCTATTTGGATACCTTATTGAGTAAATGGTATTAATAGTATTTGTTAAATAATTGCTTAGCGTTTTCTCTACAGTGTAATCCTCATAAAACGAAGTAGATCTTCCATTTTTTTTCATAAACATTACGTTATCGAAATGGATATCTCCATTCATTATTTTTTTATTAATTTTTTCGATGCAAGAATTTCTATCACACTCCTTCATTTCCTTAAATCCGTTTTGCGCGTAAAGATATTCTTTATAATCAAACATTTTTATCTTCCTTACAATATATTCGACCATTTATTATTTTATATAACATTTGCTTCAACCCTTTCCTTTCATTATTACATTTTGCTAGGACTACACTTTTTCCAGATAAAAACGTTAGTTAGTTTTTCTAGTGCTTTCTCGGATTCATTTAACCAAGAGCTGAGTGAATCCATTTATGATTAATCCAATATATACGAAAATTTCCTGTTACAAGACTCCACGACTTTCGATAGTCTGGCGTCTAAAAATTATATTCAACTAATTTTGGTTCGAAAAGTTAACTGTGCTCATAGAGTAGGTAGAAGTATGTACATTCCCGAAATTGAGTAATTATCTTTTTCCATTTCTAACAGTTTGTTCTCTGTTTGAAGTTTGATCAGTTCGCTTTCTTTATTATTTTGATTATTACTAGTTTTTGAAATACATAGATCTGATTTTTTATTGAACCAACCGATACACAATTTGCTCTTTCAAATCATAATTGCGTTCGAGTTCACTTGCTGACCTTTAAAGTTGATATAACTTAACAAATTGTATTTTGAACTCATCAGTAAATTTTCTTCGTGTTCTCTTTTCCATTATAATATCCTCTTTCTATATTCTATACTAACTAACAGATTTGTCTATTACATTGTAACCGGACCAGTTACGGTCATCAATACCCTAAGAGAAAAGAAGAATTATTTTGAAAATTCAAAAGTACATTAACTTTAACATTCATATACATAAAAAAACACTTAATAGCGGGTTTAAATTTTAAATGGTGCCCGAGACGTCGACAAATCATAGTCTTTGTAGTAGTTTCTAGCATCATAGAACCACTATTTAGTGGTTATTAGCTCTCTCGATATTTCAGTGTTTTTGCAATGTATCCCCATTGTATCCCCACGAAATAGTAAATACTCCTCATTAATACACTAAAAAAACATCTCCTGCAGTCTTATAAATTATTTACATAAATATCTTTATTCATCAACCGATTCCTTAGTGAATTCATTCAACGTGTCGTAGAAATATAAAATTGCTAATTTCGGGCATACTTAATCATTAAATTGTAATTCTAACCTGCAAAAATAAAATTAAGAAACAACGGTATACTCTTAATATTTTGAATCAAACATTCGATTATTTCTGTAATATATGAATAATAGTAATTAATTTCTCTATTTAGATCCGTATGGGTCTCTATAAATTTTGTATTCCATATTTTTGAACGACTTCTTGTTCTTTTCATATGACACCTCAGCACACGAACAAATTTTTTTACATAAATCCACAACATTAACACTATACTCTGTAAATTCATCACTCATGCAAATCCTTGAATCCAATCCCTTTTTATCTGCATAGAGAACAAATTTATTTACTTTCTTAACGCTAACATTTGGATTACTTTCATGAAATAAGGCACATCGTAGGGCATAGATATTTTTAGCACCAAAATATGGATAGTTTTTATAGGCTTTCCATTCTCTTCCTGGTTGATTCGCTGGATTATCATATTTGTCCATTTTTTCCGTAATCCACTTTTTATATCTAACGGAAGTTTTGTCAATGTCCGGGTATTCTGCTTGTGAACAAACGTCTGGTAATGTTAAAGCTAAGGTTAATGCCGCAAGGTATAACTCATTATCGATGCATTTTCTAACCTCTTCTATTGTATTATGTATCATCATTAGCCTCCTATCAAAAAATCAAGAACAATTTCTTATTTAGAATACATCTTCTCCTTTAATACTATACCATACAAAAAAAGCCACCCTCAAAATCCGGTGGGTGGCCTTTTTCTATATTCTATCTTTAATAATGTTTGTACGCTCAATCTTTTCTAAACGTCCCTCATGCTCATTCAGTCTGCGGTCCTGCTCGACATCTTTATCATCTTTGGACTTTTGCCATTCAAGTAAGTTGTCAACGGATACCGTGAACTTCGCAATCGATACGGAGAGTTTGAAGATTGATACGATTGTAGGGATACCTACTAGAAAGAGTAATCCAATAAATTCTGTATTGCTCATAGTTTATCCTTTAAAACCAATGCCCGATTGCCACTTAATTCCTACAATTTGAGGATCCGCATAAGGAATGTTGACGATGTAGTGACCATCTGCAATTTGACGCAAGATTTTGAACTCACGATTACGAGGACTTAATCCATCAGGATATTGATACGTAAAGTCTTCGTTATAAAGCGGCACGTATCCTGCGTAGTCGTGAATGACAAGAGTTTGCCCTGTGTAATCTGTGACTTTGCTTGATTTCTTTCCATAGATGCGTCCAACAGGTTTATCCGTAACCGTTGCACGCGTTGAATCCACAAAGATTTGTTGTTTTCCAAAATCACGGGTTTCGATACATGCTACCTGTGGATTTATCCAGTCTACAATCTCATAAGAAATCCCTGTATTGGGTTCAAGTTCCATCACTTCAATATAATGGCTGATATTCTTAGCAACCGGCACCACACCCATGTCATAAGTCCCATAACATGGATAATCTTTAAGCGGTAATAGGTTAATATATTTCCCATTAACACTCTTGCTTGGCACTGGTGCTTCATAAGATGTTGCAGGTTTAAGCGGTGCCAGATAACGAATGACTTTCATACCCCATTGATGTTCCACATCCTGGATACTACGTCCATATTTGAATAAGAATCCATTGGTTCGTTCACTGTAAGCAGACTCCGATAAGTATGCACGACCATTTTCTATTTTTTCGATAAAAGCGACATGGCCATAGTCATCAGGGTCACCAGGTATCCCAAAGACAACAATACCTCCTACCTCAGGTTTATCACTTGAGACAGCACCGTCCCCGTCACCCCATCGCTTTGCATCCCATCGGCAACATGGATAGTCTGGCCGATTTTTAAAAACTTCAAGCATACGTCCAAAAACATACCAGGTACAATTTCCAAGCGCATATCTGTTCTTTAAACCACTCATGGTTCCTTGAACACTTAATGGTGCAAATTCGTCATGGTAGGGGTTCATGGTGCCATTTGCGTAGGAATTGTATTCGGGAAGACGATGTAAATCACTCCCTGTGGTTCGTATTTTAAATGATATCATGATGACCTCCTTCATTAATTTGCAAGGCATCTTTATGATTTAAACCTCCCACAAAGGCTTCAATCCACATCGTAAGTTCCTCATCGGTAATATCAATACCAACTTGATTGAGGGTCACTTTTGCACGATGTTTTGCCATGCTTAATTTATCATCCGACAACAAATGTTCTCCCGCTACTTGCTCCACAAACATGACTGCTGCTTTCGCAATATTTGCAATTTGTTTTTGTTGCTCAAATGATATTTTTACATTATAGTAGTTTTTAATTTTCATGCCAAGAAATCCAAGAATGATGGTTACACCCGTCATGATTGTTGGACGCAAAAGATTTAGTAATTCATTTAGAAATTCACTCATGTGGTTTCACTCCTTTATCATTTGAAAGTTGCTCAAGATACGCCTTAATCGAATCCAGACGTTTAATTTCTTCAGTAATACGATCATATGGCGCTTTCTTTTCCAGCATTTTGTTTAAAGCTTGTTGGTGTTCGCGTTCTTTACGCTCCACAATAATTTCATCTTGTGAATAATCATATTGACTGCGTTCCACTTCAAGCGCTTTAATTTTTCGATTAATTAAGTTCAACATAATAACTCCCTCCTATTTCCATCGGCCAATTACGTGGTAATGGGCCCAAATCCAGTTTGATGTCGTGCGATATGTATATAAGGTCATTTGTGACGAACTCTCAGGTTCAAATGAAACGTGTTCTTGAACATCCGGTGCAGTCGTATTTACTGAAGTGATTACCGTATACTTTGTATCGATAAATGAAATTGGAAAACGTACAACTGCTGCTCCTCGATTTTTTGCTTGGATATCGATTCTTACCCGTCCCCATACTTCTAAACGGCCGCTTTGATGTTTAACATAGCCACCTTCTCCATTAAGTTTTTCTTCCTCAACTGATAATACCGTGCGCCATTTACCATAGTTCCAAACGCCATTACCATCCGTCATCATAGAACGTTGATATTCAACGCCATTTAAATCAAGATAGCTTTGCATCACATACATCCAGGGTGCATTTTTATTTGGATACTGTCCTGCTCTTAATGTGCGAACTCTAAAAATTCCTGCATAAGGACACGGTGCGTTGTATGACTTAGATGCATTGGCATTCGAACTGATGAGATAGTCTCCATCGTTATAGTAGTCGTTGAAATTTATCACACCGACACCGATTGGATATCGTCTTCGACCTGTTTCTGTATCGAGAACTTGAATTTTTTCTTTTTGATAAATATTTCCCTTAACACGTAACAAGTCTTTGTCAGATTCATTCACCACCATTCCAATCCCAACACTTGTTTCATTCCAACTCATCGTGACATTTGATGTTGGAATAAACAGCGGATAGGTTACTGTTTTTAAGCCATCAAATAGTTCAACGGTTAAGGCGTATTGTTCGTGCACTAAAAAACCACTCAACAATCGGTCAAGTGATCCATTTTGGGTAAAGGTGTTTTCTGCTTGTGAAACACTATTTTTAAGAACGCGTACACGAAGTTTATTGTAACCAAGTTGGGTAAACTTCAATGCACCTTTAATATGAATGTAAGTTCCCAGTGTTGCAGGATTCCCAACCGAATCAGTACGGGTTTGCGATAAATTCTGAACACTTGGATAAGTATAGGGTTTTACATCATACAGATACTCAAAACTTGCCTTACGGTTTCGCTTGGTTTCAACCGTTATGATTGCTTTCTGCTTTAATCCTGATTTCAAGAGAACACCGGTAACACCACTGGTATTTGAATAGTTTTTCCCTTCAATTTGAATCGAAGTTGATTTAACGCTCGTTCCTATCGACGCATTCGGTTTATAAGCATAACGAATTTGCGAATTATGCTGTAAGAATCCATTTTTCACTAAGGCGTTTGCTTCACTGAGTTGAAATCCTGATACCGTAATTTTATTATCCGCTTCTTTAATATTGACGGTTATCGTATAGACGTTATAGCCAATACGATTGCCACTTGCGTTAAGGGTCGTAAGCCATAGATACATCTTGCGACTTGAGACAGTTGGCATTCGATTGAGTAAACTATTTTTTTGAGTTTCTGTTACATTAAACGTCACAAGTCCGGCTCCGATGTTTTTTTGCTGCAACCAATAATCGGTACTGTTATCACTATTTTCGTACATCACATACACATTATGTCTAAAGGAACTGTGTTTTGCTTCAATACGAAGCGACAGGACATCTCCAATGGAGTATACACTCGGATAGGATGATAAACTCGATTTTCGTGGAATTGTTTTTAAAACAACACTTCCTTGAGCTCTTACTGATCCATTCCCTAATGGATTGACTAATGAAACCGAAATATCATAATAGACCGTCTTGGTTCCATTGTCATTGTGACCAACATTACGCCAACTCCAGGAATCTAATACAATGTAATCTGTACTTCTAAAATCATAGGCAAAGGAACTTGAATACGACTCACCATAAATCGTTTGGTTAAGATTTGAGTTTGCGTCCGCATTCCATCGCGAACCAGTTGAACGCAAGCCAATTTCCCAACGCATCGGTGTGAAGTTCGATTCAATACTTTGATTCCCGACTTCATACCAAACCTCAAGATAAACACCACCTGAATTTGGTATTTCGCGATTTTCTTTTCTCACCCATGCCATTATTGCATCTCTCCTTCTACCGGTTTAATAATCGTAATGGTTTTTGATTGAGGGTATTTCATAATAATATGATTTCCAACAATAATATCCATTAAGGCAATAACGCTAGTAATCCGTAATTTTTGATTATCCATAACCGCAACCGCTACACCATTTTCAATAAACTCAATGACATTATGGCCAATATGAACGGAAACAGGGTTTCCACTTTTTCCAATGATGGCGCCATTTTCATCGATACGAAACCAAGACTTCATTTCCTCGATACCATTAATGAGCTTTACAATTTCAAAATTATATTGATCTTGAAGTTGTCGGTAAATTGTACGTGTTTCTTGACGTATCTGTTCCTGAAATTGATCTCGTTTATTCAGTGCTTCATCGACTACTTCTTGAAGTTCATACTGTGATTGCGTAATAAGTGTTATTGCTTCATTTGAAAACAGATCTAAAGATGAACCTATGTCACTTTGAAGCATATTTGCTGTGATTGAGTTCGCACCAATAAAACTAGAGTTAAAACGTCCATCTTGTGTCAAAGCATATTCGAATGGACCCTCATAACCATTTTTTGAAAAACCTAGTCCCCCAAGACCAAATCGCCAAACATTTTTAGCCTTTTCTTTAGGTAATGCGTCGAGAACTAAGATTTCATGGTCATCAATATAAATTTTCCCGGTTTTATTAAGTTGGTTGATTGTTTTCGTTTGTTCTTGAGTTAATTTTTCAAGTTCAGATGTTTTTACATATGCTTGCTTTATTTGATCCTGAATTGCTTCAAACCGTTGTTTTACATCTCGTTTGACATTACCAAAAACAAGAGACTTAACCCTTTTCAAACATACATCATATACGTACTCTTGTACCTCCGTATTGAGAAAAACAAGCGGATGCTTTACCACAACTAAATCACCAATGTCTAATTCTTGGTTTACATCACTTTTAACGGTGTAGCTTACCATTGGAACCGCATGTTGTGTAAGATGTTTAATTGCATGATTTCGCAATTCCTCAATCAGTGCTTCTTCCTTAGGATTCTCTTCTTCAAGTTTCGATTCAAACTGTATCGTTTTAACATACGGCGTTGAATACTGTTTTTTAGACTTCAAAAACCGTTCGGGTAACATGAGACCGTTTGGACCTGTTGGATAAAGGGTAGTAACAACTTGGCTCCAATCCTCATAAACTTCCACATTTTGTAAATCACTTCCGTAAGTTAGCGTTGCTCCTTTATCTACCGGTTGATTTCGATTAAAAGTTACTGTGAAGTTATCTGCGTCAAATACACCGTTCCACCGTTCTTCCATAACTTGCCATGCTTCAAAAAGCGTTTTACGAATAAAGTATGCCGTTTGTGCATCATTAACGTTCGAAAGCAGTTTAAATGGAGATTTTTCATGGGTGTTTTGATTTAAATAGTTTAATGCTGCAATTGCACTTAACTTTGTTGGTCGAACATCCAATAGAAAGTATTTTTGCGCATCGAACATGACATGATGCGCTTGAAAAATAATTCTCCGCGATGTGAATTTTATATTCGTAATACGAAAAGCTTGTGGATTAAGTTTAGACTTCGTTTTAACAACACAAAGATAGTCTTGTAAAATATGCCGTTTATAACGAGAAGCACATTCTACTTCGATATACCAACCACTAAGCGATTGTTTTTTTGTTTCAACACACTTGTAAGTATCAATACAAATGTTACCATTAGAATCATAATTATCGTCGTTAGGGTTAAAAATTTTAATCATAACCAACGATCCTTTCGTTTAAACTCTAAAATGCACATTCCTTTATGGAAACGAATTTCATTGCTTCCAGGTTTGAGTATAGGAAAATCCCATCCAATTTTTAGATTTCGATTGCGATTCAACCCTTTATATGTGCATATGTTACGATTACAATCAATGATTACTTCATTCTCTTCATTACCAAATCGATAACCGAACCGAATTCCGTTAATGCTGATTTCGACATCACTGCTTTGTACCTTTGTTAATCGAATTAACGGTCTTGAAAAAGCTGTTCCGATATTGGTGCTATTTGTAGTGTAACGATCATCCACATACCAAAATGGTTCCCGTTCAAGTGACAACGTAAATCGCTGCATCGTCACAAACCGTTCAATGTTCAACGCGTCATAAATATCTGCAAAGGTATAACGACCTTGATACTCCACTTTAATCTTTTCTACTAAGGTAGCAAGGAGGCGATCTGTTTTGCTTGGATCGATAATTTGAACTTCTAAAGAAATTGGTAGCGAACTGTAACCAAGTGGTATGCGCTCACTACCATCCTTGCCTTCAATTTCGATTTGTTCAAAGCGTAAGGGAGCGCGTCCCAATATTTTGGTAGGTTCCTCAATTAAGATACCGAGTTCTTTTTCTGTTAAGTTATTAAATTTCATCATGACATCACCTCTAATAATCGACGGTCGATGAGACGTACAAACCCTTCATCATCCACCTCTAGTTTAAGTTCTGATAGTACACGTTTTAAGACTCGTGCCAATTTATCATAATCAATTAATGGCGTTTGATTGGATCCGCCGCTTCGTGTCAATGGAACAACAGATGTACGGCCATTTTCATGTCTCAATAACTCCGGTCCCTCTTCACCAACAATAGCTGATCCAGTAAGTAAATCACCACCGGTTGCAAGGTACGTCATTTTTCCAATATATCCGATATCAAAGCTCATTCCTCCAACACCTGGAACCCAACTAGGAATCTTAATTTGATTGATGCCTGAGATAAAAACATTGAGTCCTTCAATGAGTGTGTTAATACCTGCAATAATCAAATTAATCGGTGCCTTTACAATGCCATAAAGAATATTGGCAACACCATCTACAATCAGTTTAATACCATTCCAAGCACGCGACCAATCTTGAGTAAAGACACCTGCAACAAAATCAACAATACCTTTAAATACACGAATTACCCCTTTGGCAATACTTTCAAAACTACTTAGCATGATTTTAATAATATCGATGATGATTGAGACACCGCCCTTAATTGCGTTCACAAATATTGTTACATTTGCCACTAATAGTGATCCAAAACTTTCAACAAACCACGCAACAAAAGGTTGGATTGACGACCATAAATTTAATAACTCATTAGAAATCACACCGATAAATTCAACCCAATGATCCCATAAGGGTTTAATTGCTTCGTCCCATAATGTATTAAGTGCATCTTTAAACACTTCAAAGATAGGCTCGATGATCTCATTATAAACTTGATCTAATAACTCACTGATGCCTTGCCATGCCTCACTCACATTGTTTTTAAAGGTATCATTTGTATTCCATAATTCTACAATCGCGGCAGTAAATGCCGCAATGACGGCTATGATGGCTGTTATCGGAAGGATTAAACCACTAACTGCAGCACCTACTGTTCCAAACATCGGTACAAGTGTTGTTGTAAACAAAGTAATGAGATTGGAAGCTGCTCCAGCGAGTGTTCCAAAGATAAGTAATAGCGGACCTATCGCAGCTACAAGACCACCACTTATTAAAATAGTTGCTTTCACAGGTTCTGATAGGCCATTTAACCATTCAACGGTATTTTTAAGCCCACCCACGAATCCTTGAACCGATGGAAGGAGCAAATCACCAAAACTAATAGCTAAATCGTTAGTAACATTTTTTAATATTTTCATCTGTGATTCGGTCGTTTCATATCGTGTGGACGCTTCGTTCGTTAATGCAGTATTTTCTTCCCACGCCACACTTCCTAATTCAATTGCATCGCTGAAAATCTCACTTGCATTTGCTGAACGCAAAAGAGCGTCACGAAGTCTTGTTTCTTTGATTCCCATATCATCAAGAATTTTAATCGCGGAATCACCTTGTTCGGTAGCCTCGGATAATCCTTTAATAAAACTCAACAAGGCTTGCGAAGCATCTTCTTTAAAAGCTTTTGAAAATTCATCCGAAGTCATCCCTGCAATGTGGGCGAACTGACTTAATTCGTGGCCGCCTTCTTCAACCGCCAATTGCATTTGAACCATTACCTTACTGAATGCGGTCCCTCCTGCTTGCGCTTCAAGACCAACACTCGATAATGCTGTTGAAAGCGCTAGAATATCACTTTGGCTCATTCCGACTTGCGCTCCTGCGGCACCTAAATTCATGGCCATATTAGCAATATCGGCTTCGGTTGTCGCAAAATTATTCCCTAAAGCAACAATAACCGACCCTAGACGGGTAAAATCTTCGCCACTCATCTTTGTGATGTTGGCGAATTTTGCAAGCGTGGTTGCCCCTTCTTCTGCACTGAGATTGGTCGCCTCACCAAGATCAATCATGGTGCGTGTAAATTGAACAATATGTTCCGACTCAATCCCAAGCTGACCCGCAGCTTCTGCAACAGCACTAATCTCTTGTGTAGAAGCCGGTATTTCTTTGGCCATCTTTCGAATTTCATTCGTAGTTTTATGTAATTGTTCCTGAGTTCCTGGAAAAGTTTTAGCAACCCCTGCAATGGAACTTTCAAAATCTACTGAACTTTTAATCGCAAGGCCAGTTGCTGCCGAGTATGCACCAGTGAACACGGACATTTTTTTTCCTGCACTTTTAAGATCATCTGATGTTTTGTCGAGTTTTTTTGAAAAGTCTTCCAAATCAGCCGTTCCCGAATTGATTTTTGAAGCTGTTTTTTCAACCTGACTTCCGTAGCGTGATAGTTCCGCTTCCGCCTGTTTTAAGGATGCTTTCTTTTTGTCAATTTCTGTAGTGGACGCAGATTCATCTTTTTGAAGTTCATTTAATTCTGTCTTGAGTAAACGAACCTTATCCGCTTGGATATCATAGGCATTTCTTAAATAATTAAGTTTATCTGCAAGTTTTTCACTTGTCTTAGTAGATTCCGTCCACTGAGTTTGAACCAACTTAAATTGTTGGTAATTTTCACGTAAAACGGCATTTACAGATTGGTTTGTTTTAATGAAATCAACGGCACCGTCTGCTTTAAAGACTAAACCTACCCGTTTTAAATCATTTGGCATATTATTGTTTCTCCAATTCTAGATACAATCGAACAATCTCATTAAACTCAATTGGATTCATGTGCATCAACTCGTTTTCGGACAAGCCAACTTTAATCGCAGTGAACTTGAGTTGCGCCCAATCTATCGTCGCTTCCTTTTCTGACTGCGGTTTCCAGATTTCTTGGATGTTTCTTTTTTTTTATATGCTTTTTGAATTTCGAGTTGCTTTTTAATAAAATTAAATACTTTTCCATAATCATTGGGATTCACAAGGCGAATTGCTTGTTTATAGGTTAATACATCATCATGATTTGCTTGAATTACAGCATAAACAAATGAATTAGACAACCGAACTTGACTTCGTGTATTTAGTTCATTAATGCGGTCTTGTAATAACTCAATCGAACCTTCACGCTCTTCCAAATATTCAAGAACAAGGTAATTCCACTCAAGTTTAATATTAGTTCCATTTTTCAATGTTAAAATCATGGTCTACTCCTTTCCATAAAAAAGGGGGCTTATCCCCCTACACTTACTTGTTTTAATTGCTCTTTTGTTAAAATTGGTTTTTCAAAAAACTTATCTTCCGTGATGCCCTTTGGAAACGATGAAATTTCACTATCAATATAGTTTTTAACATCATTCATCTCATTAAAACTATATGCCCGAATTTTGATTGATGAATTTTGTTCACTAAATTTTTCTTCACTTGTTTTAATATCATCGCTATTTTCAACAAGTTGACATTTCGGATACCACACATAACGAACTCCACCCAACTTACGTTCTACATATCCAAAAGCAAAATAGGGGCGTTTTGAAGCTCGTCCACTTGAAATAAGCCCACTTTCATCAATAACATCACCACGTAGCTTTGCGAGCGTTTCAACATCAAATGCAACAACATCAAGCGCGAGTTCAACTGACGAAGTTTGAGATATTGTTTCATATAAAATACCTGAAGAGCGTACATTACTACTTTCTGAATTCTCTGTGGTACCGAGAGTTTTAACGGTTTCTTGCTTAATCGTTGGTGAAAACTTTGCAGGATCATATTCACCTTGTTCATTAGGTGTATTAATTGCAATATATTGTGCACCAACAGTCAGTTTTAAAAACGGTTTTTTTGTTTCCATAACTTTCCTTTCTATAACTCTAGTTTGAGTTTTTCTATCATAATTTTTGTATACTTACTCTGATTTAATGCGTACGTTGGACCCAAGAATGGTTGGCGTGGTGTTCCCCATCGACGTTTTGATGAAGCACGTGTTCCGAACTCAACAAATCGCAACCAGTATACTCCTGATCCAACTTCAACTTCTTCATGCTTCGCACGACGATACGCCATCTCATCTAACATGTGTTTGTGTTGTGATGATCGAATTTTCGAATAAGGTTTCGGAAGTCTTTTTAAATCATTGACATATGCTTCTGCTGCATCTACTAACACATCTTGAATATGTTCTACATTATGTATTAGTAATTCGAGTTCTTTTTGGAGTGCATCAAATCCAATTCGTAAATTTTCAGGTTCATCAATGAGATGCATTATAAATCCTCCAACACAGTGACAACAAACGTTGAATGAATCATTTGTTCTGACTCAATATATTCATGAAAAATTGGAATATAAAGTCCTTCATCAGCCAACTTCTTTTTTAATTCAAGCAATTTAGCGTGGCGTGGTGTTTTCGAAAAAAAAGATACCTGATACGTTACAGTGCTTTGATATTCATCACCACTTGATAAAACAGAACTCCATTCATTTTCAAAATAAACAAGACGAGGAAATAACTTAGCATTCCGATCATTTTGAATACCTTCATTAACACAAATTTTTAAAGAATCTAAAAGCTCCTTAAGTTTTTCTTTAGTTAGCACAGTCTTAAACCTCCTCAATTTTGGGATTTTCATAGTGAACAAGTGTCAAATCCGTTTGCGGAAAGCCATAGCGATCTGTGTAATGATACACATTGTATATTTTATGATATGACTCGTTTATTTTTAATACATGCAAACTTGTTAGTTCTAGAATCTGCGGAATATTAATTTTTAAACTGATATTAAGCTGCCGTGCTTCAAATTCATATCTTAGTCTGTCAGTCACCGATAAAAGACGAAAAGCTATTTTCTTATGACAGTCTTTTAAATATTCTTCCGGAAAGTGACCTTCTGTTTGATGAATTTTAAAAAGATGTGCACCACCACTGTTATAAGTTGGAATTGAAGTAGCGAATTTGGATATTGGTGTAATCACCCGCATACACCTCCTTAAATTCCGCAAGTCTTGAAAATCTACGGTAAAGCACATAATTTTTAAGGAGTACACGCGCCTTTAAATCACGATCGTAATCAATGTTGCATCCCGCAATCGCGTTTATATCTGCTTTACCTTCTTTAATATATGTTTCGAGCAAATCATCAGAGTAAAACGGAGAAATTCCTTGTTCAAAGCGAATTTCTGATACTAAATTCATGTGTTCGTTACCTTCTTTTTAGTCTTACGACCATTTTTTTGAATCGAACTGGAATCATCAATGTGGGTGTTATTTCCATCATTTTCTTCATCGAGCACCTTCTCTAAATTGTCATTTTCAAGTTCTGCAACAGATTCGTTCTTTAAAACACTGTCCTCGGAATCAGGAATATTCATCGGTTTTATTAATGGAATACCAGGAATATTATTTGAAGAACTCAATTCTAAGATGCGGTTTTCGGATGGCTCCAACCCTTCGCGTGGATAAGAATCACCAACTTCATATTGGAAATTATTATCTTGAAGATCATGCCATCGTTTAATTACTATATATTTCATGATTGTTCCTTTCTAGAAAGACTTAGGCCCCCACACCTAAGTCTTTAACATTAAACGCTAGAGGCGCTAATTTCGTAATGTTCAATAAAACGGTCATGTTTTGTTTTTTAAGACGACCATTACCATAGGTAACGACTTTAAAAGCACGAACATGATCTAAGAATTTAAATTCATCTGATTCATACAGACCCATGCGGCTAATACCGGCACTGTATCCCATTGGTACATATAGAATTGCTTTGTTTTGTGGCACTGAAGTTGCTTGTACAATTTCAATATTAAACGGAAGCACTTGTCGATATTCTCCTATTGCTGATAAATAAGTTGTCGCTGGGAGTACTTTTGTAAAATAATCACTTGGATTTACAATTAAAACTAATTTAGATAGGGTACGTTTACCTCCATCACTTAACGTTGCAAGGTGAGGTGCAAGAGCCTCGGCTGTAAATGATTTGATTTCAACAGCATCAGCATCAGGATATACGCCGCTTTGCACATTCCCTTTTAAATTTTTAATCATTCCTACCGGTGCATTCTTACCGTTTCCGGCAATAATTCCTTCCTCAAGTCCCTCTTCATTGACCTCTAACAAGACTTCACGAACATACTTATCAACCCATTCATGACCAAGTTCAATAATTCCTAAAGGAATGAGCGCAAATGCAGCTAATTTATGGATTTCAAAATCAATGATTTCAAGTTGAGCAGTAATTTCTTTAGTGATTGTTTCATCAAGGGCACCCCAAGCTGCTTTACCGACTTTCTCTGCTAAAATCCACTTTTTAACGCCTGCTGGTGACCAATCAATATACTGGAATAAAGGACGTGATTGTTTTAAATCTTCAAAAACATAATTTGTAATTGAGGTTGGAATTAAATCTTCTTGTTTCCCTTTTGTAAATCCATGACTTGCTTGCATTGGATCTGTAATTAATTCATAAAATCCATGTTCTTCTGCTGATAGATTACGCAAGCCATATTTGTCAAAGAGTTGATTATTCGCGGATACTTCCTTAGCCATGCTTTGATATTCATTAACAATTGATTCAAGTTTGTCATCCAAAAGTTTTTGAACTGACTCGATAATAACTTGACCCTTCGCTTCTTTAGGGGCATTTTGGATTAATTGTACAAGTTCATTTGTTTCTAATTTTGATAGTTTCATAGGTTCTCCTTTTCCTTTCTAAAAGAAATCATCATCTTGCTCATTAGTGCTCAAAATTTTAGTTTTAAGTGCTTTATTTTCTTTAATGAGGTGAGCAAGATATCGGTCATTTAAACACTGATTTGCTTCTGCCTTTTCAAGCACGGTCGCAAATCCAAATTCATAAGCTTCTTTTGCTTCAAGCCAAGTTTCTTTATCCATCATATTTCGAATTTCAATTTCATTTAAGATTGTTTTTGATGTGTAAATATTGATACTTGGCTGAGTAATTTTTTCTAAATCATCTGCTGCTTTACGCATCGCATGAGCATCACCTTCTGCTTTACTCCATGCATTATGAATCATTAATAGGGCACTTTCAGGAACAATACGTTTCGATCCTGCCATAAATATCACGGATGCAATACTGCAAGCAAATCCATCAACAATAGTTGTGACGTTACCACTAAATGAATTCAATAGATTATAAATAGTGAGTCCTTCGCTGACACTTCCACCCATTGAATTAATACGAACACATAGATTTGGTGTTTCTACCTGATCCAATGCATCTTTAAAGCTGAGTGCAGATACTTGTTCTGATTCAACATCAAACAATACTTCCCAAACTTCTTGCTTTCGTATTTCGCCATAGATATAAAGTTCTGTCGTGGTATCGTTTTTCTTAACAAACTGCATTACTTCATTCATCTTTGTCTCCTTTCTCCTCATGCTCTACATTCATATAGTTTTTTGTGACGTACCGTCGATTAGCCCACGGCTCATCAATTTGAGGCTCTCCCATGTTGTGTTGTATATCATTGAATGAATACCCCACACTTCGCAACTTATCAATACTAGAGGCAACATCCATAATGTTGAAGTATTGTAATGCGAATTTATTGGCAACAATTTTTTGGCCACTCAAATACTCCTCCTCTGAAATTAAATGCGCATTCAGCCCATCTTCGATTATTTTTAAAATCGGCAACACTGCAAAAGTGATGAAATCATTTGTTCCGGTTGACTTATCGGTCTTACTTCCGTAGAAGACATCAAGTGGAATTCCAAATGCCATCGCAACCATATCGCCATATTTTCGAATAAGCTTCAAGTAATCATCCGAATTAGACTTTGACTTACTTGTAATTTCTTCAAGTTTCATGCTCGATGGTAGGGGTACGACGACTGAATCATCAGACTCTAAGTGACCTAAGACATTCTTTACATAATCCTTCATGTTAACCGGATTTCCATCTTGATCGCATAACTCGATATTTGACTGTGGCATTGTAAATACATACTTAATTCGATTTGATATCTTAAACGCATTGGATGCAAGTCTTAGCATCTCCGCATACGACTGATAAAATGTTTTCATGAGTGCATGTACTTTACAGTTACCTAGAGTTAAAAAAATTACATCATGCGATGTAATCGTTTTATTTAAGAGTACTTCGTTACCATTAAAATCTTCAAGAATAACAGAAGAGTATGTTTTATCCAAAATAACTTCTTCTCCTGCTTTGAATGATTTGGCAAGGTATAGTTTTTTTCCTAGGATGACAATGAGACATTCATTCTCTCGAAATAGTTTGCGTACCACCCGCATCCAAAATGTAGTCCCAGTGTCATTACAGTTTGGAACAACATTAAGAGTATAGTAAACCTCATTAATCACTTTTTGATTACCATCGTAATATTGAAAATCTACCTTGGCGATTGTCTTTGCAATCATTTCAATTGCACTCTCAAGCATCAATTCTTGAAGTTCAAGATGCTTTGCTTTTTTTTCAACAATATCATCTAAAAAATCGACGCGATATCCATTTTTCTTAAAGACATTAAAAAAATTCAATGATTTACCCTCCTTTCTACATCCAAATCTGGATGACTTTTTTTTCTAAAAGTTCTCGTGCTTGACACGCATGAACTAATGCCATAAATGGATCATTCTTACGTAATTTGGGCTCTATTTTTTCAAAGGTGAGCAGTCCATCTTTCTTAATTTGCAATGCAGTATTATTTATAGCCCAACGCATTATGGCACTATCACCTATATTAATTGTGCCATCCACAAATAACTTTTCGATAAAGGGAGCCACGATGTTATAAACCGATTGATTAATTCGTATCATGCGTATCATTCCAGATGGGTTGTCACGTGACTCCACAGAAATTCCATAGGATTCAAAAGAGCGCTTCATTAATTGATAGCGATGGCTATCCAATACAATCTTCTGAATTCGATACATACGCATCGCATCAACAACCCATCTCACCAAATAATCTTCGTGAATATAGTCTTCGTCAATCACCTCAAAGTCCATAAAGCCAGGGGACCCATACTTATCGAATGGAAATTTAATTTCGCAAAAATGCTTGCTTCTTCCACAAATCCACGTTTTACTTTGCCAAATATATTCTCCATTTTTCAAAAACAGAAGACCAACGGAAGCAAAATCATTAAATTGAGCAAAATCAATACCCACAACGGCACTGCTTCCCGGTTCAACGTAAGTATCGCGCGGAATTTTCTGTTCAACATCACTATAAGATGCTTTGAGAATGTTGTTCCATGATGTTAATGCTTGTTCATGATCTTGCATGGGTATATTCATCCGTTTTGAATAGAATTCTCTTTTATAGGATGGTTTTGTTAGAAAATTGTAATAGTCAAAGATTAAAGCAGATCTAAGAATTGGAAGATAGCGCAGGCTTGGATTTGCCTGCTCCCAAAGTGTTGTATCAATATCATTGGGGTCATTGGTTTCTAAGTTTTTTTTCATGGGTTTATGAATATCTTCGCGTTTCATCCGACAAATAAAAGGAAACATTCTTAAATAGTTTGCTTCGCCATGAAGTACGGACATTGAAAGTTCAATTTTCTCATCAAGAGGACCATCTCTGATAATACCATTCGTGGAGATTGTCCATGTTCGCGCATGTTTAACCTTCCCAAATCCTGATGTGAATACATTGAGTTGTTTATAGTCCTCATAGCCATGCAATTCATTAAAAATAAGCATTCCACTTTTCTTTCCATCTTTTGTTTTCGCATTAGAAGTGTTGTACTTGAGGCGTGAACGCGTTTTACGTCCAATGATGACCGTTTTATTCCAATAGAACATCTTTCGCATTATTTTCTTGTTTGCTTCCAACATATCGTAAAGAATCTCAAATGAGTCCTTGGCCTGATCTTCACCATTAGCGATAATATCGATGTTGTAATTAAAAACGCCGTACATTGGCGACAGTAGAAAAAGCGCTAGCGGCATAAGATATCCGTCTTTTCCGTTACCACGCCCCATCAAGTCAAAAATATCTCTAAAAATGACATTTTCTGGATTCTCTTTTTCGTACATAAATACAAAGGCATAATGAAATTTTTGAAATGGAAATAAGGGATAAAACCATCGCTCACAAAACGCGATACACTTATCCAACGTTTCAGAGTCAAAGAAAATATCATCACGTCTTAATGTGGGCGTAACGATATTCTTAATAAGTAATTTAACTTCTTCACTAATAGCATCTGGATTCTCATCAACAAATTTTAGATAATCATCAATTGCATCATGTGTAATCATCTTCTTCATAATCATCGAAATCATCCGGAAGTGATACATTTAACTCTTTAAGAACACGAAGGATTTGTGAGCTTACCGTAATTAAACTTTTTACGGACTCATTAGAAGTGTCTTTTTTAAATCCATTTCCCGTAGTAACTTGAATACGTAATCCATTTTTGATAATGTCATCCTCTAATGTATCTTTTAATTTAAATAAAAATACTGTATGATCAACCAAATCATCGTAAAATTGTCCGTATTTATTCAATTTTGCGAGTTGATCTTTTAAATCTTTTTCAATTAAATCATACTTTTCAAGACGGGCTTTTTTGGTTCTTTTCGACTTTGACATGGCCATACCCCCTTTCGCGCGCGTAAATCAAAAAAATCTGGACAGTCACC